GATGTTCTGAAGAGGAGTATCTTTATAGATAGCTTTGAGTTCTGTTGTCGTGAATGCTGCTCTAATATTGATAGCAACACTGCTGACAACTTCCTCTCCTGTCAATACTGCCATTTACATCACCCCCAGTCCTAACAAAAATTGCCTAAATGCTGAATCAAATCTAGCAGGCATTGAGCGTTCTATCTGGTCTAGAGTAACTGTCATCATGAAGTACCCCGGAACCCAGTCGGCGCTACCTTCTGCTGCTCCCGACTTATATGGTTTTGCGTGTCCATACTCTACAAAAGTAGCATAGTACATTGTATTAACGAACCAGCAGTTTAGGGTATCACCACTTCGGGTTATTCCGTCTAACTGCCAGTGATTTCTTAAATCTCCAGTATCTACCGGAGTTCTTGGTTTAACTCCAGCTATAAAACGCATCCCCTCTTTTAGCAGGAAAGCATTAAGCCAAGAGTCGAATTGTTGATACATTTTGTTGAAGCTATTTCTATATCTCAAGAAACTGCTGTAATCGAAACCGCTTCCGCTCATTTTAAGCACTCTCCTTTATCAGGAACAATGCCTCCTTATGAGTAGGGTAGATAGAAGGTAACCCAATTTGTCCGGAGAAAGTTGCCATGACACTTCCGTCATCTCCGATTCTACGAAGAGTGATATAATCTCCTGCTTGAACATCCGTGTCTATTTTACAAAAGACTTTCGGAGTGTTTTTTACAGGATTGTCGTCAACAGCTCCATCTTTAGGACTCTCTTCTGATACAAACGAGATTCGACAACTGACATCTGTATATAACGGAACATCAGGTAATGTTGTTTCTGTCGTACCATCAGGATTTTCCTGCTCCACATATCGAGTTATATCCATCTTATCTGTAAACATCGTCGTTATGATTCCTGAAAAATCACCTAATCTCATCACCACAACCTCCTAAACTGGTTCAGCTGGGCTTTGTAATTAGTGACGATTGCGTCCAGATTCGCCTGATGACTCTGAAGGGTTCTGCTCCTTGCGTTGCTCCGATACTTATCACCGAGTGATATAGAAGTGTCCCCCAACTTAATGGTAGACACATCGCTCGGGTCAAATGCTTCTAAGACATCGTTTGGAGTGGTGTTGACTTCGTGATTGTAAAGAAGGAGGTCGATGGACATATTGCACCAGGTGTACCTGAGTGCGTCCGGAACGGTCGGAATAGAACAGTAATTCTTGATAACCTGTTCGACCTCTTGTAGAGCAGCAAGAATATCGTCGTCTGTGAACGCTACCTTCGTTTGCTTCTGCTTGATTATTTTAACCAATTCCAGATATGCCATCGACCTCACCTCCAATCACTCATTTTCGTCGCCTTCGCCCTCAGCTGCTTTGATAGCAGCCAAGATATCAGCTTTCTTCTCGACTTTGCTGATATCGATTTCCTTTTCAGCAGCATAGGCCTTGAGTTCGTTGACAGTCATCTCATCGAGACTCTTGTCTTCGTCGCCTTTGCTCTCAGCTGCTTTGGCCTGCGGAGCTACGAGGACGATAGCACCGGATTTAACCAGGCTATCAACATCCTCATCCGCTACCTGAAAAGGAGTATGAGCAGGGTAGCGAACACCCTTATACTTTGCAGCATTGACAAACTTAACTTCTGCCATATCTCATATCCTCCATTTCTCTTAGTACACGATATTGAACACTCTGTCCATATTTTCAAAGGACGGGAGAACAATTTCGGATACCCAGTTGATGATGTTCACAGGAAGAGCAATCTTCTCAGTGGACACAGCAACACCAGTGTTGACAACACGAACATCTGCAAGAGTATTACCAGACATAAGGTCTGCCTCTTCTGGAGTAGTGCCGTACCAGGTTTTTCCAAGTGCATCGTCAGGAATAAGAGTACAATATCCAGAAGTCGGATAGAAATACTGGTCTGCACCCTTGGTATCTTTATACATCTTATCGTACACCTGAATTTTGACTTTGACAACGCTCTCGACATAAGTCTTAACCTGGTCGTCAGTCACGATAACATTAGCCGCCTGAGATGCAAGAGGATACATACCAAGCTTAATCTTGGCATTCTGCATGATGTCCAACCAAGCACCGTAGCCGATAATGGCACGAGTAAGGTTGATACCACGCTGAGCAGCGTCACGCTTAACATCCAGAATATCCTGAATAGGATTGGAGTTAGCGTGGTCGGACCAAGCGTCAGTGCCTGTAAGAGTGGTCTTGTTTTTAGCAGCCCACTTACCGTCAGGGTCATAGTTGTAAGAGTAGTTGACAGACTGACCAGAATCACCAGCAGAGCTGATAACAAAGGTACCGGTAGTCAGGATACCCATACGCATAATTTCTGGGTTAAGCATAGCACCATCGACAAGAGACTTCGTATCATCAAAAATACGAGTGATAATCTGACGAGCGTATGCGTTATTGTTAGCTTCCATAAACATGAGAAGCTGCTGACGGTCTTCTTCACCGAGTCTCATTGCTTCTCTGAAGAAAGGCATACGAGTGCTCTCAGTGGAAACTCCGCCTCGGTCACGAAGCAAAGGTTTAGCATCAAATGCAGAAGGCTGAAGAGCAACCGGAAGGTTGTCATAACCCTTAATCCATTCGAGCTTAAGACCCATCTTCTTGTCGGCGGGGAACAGACCCTCACCAAGCAAGGGGATACGGTTTGTCTCAAGTTTCTCGTAATAAGAAGCGAGAGCCTGAGCCGTAATCATATCAAAAATAGATTTAGCCATTGTTTAATTCTCCTTTCTTATTGACCTGCAGCTGCAGGAACTGTCACTATTGTGATAGCGGCTGCAGGAACATCGCCGGTTGATGTAGCAGCGGCTGCAGGAATTGCTGTCACAGTACCTTCTGCGGTTGCTGCTGAATTTTTAGTAGTAATGTCAACATAAGTTCCGTCTCCTGAAACTATAATATTGTCAACAACGGTTTTTGTGGTTGTTTCGCCAACAAATGTCCAGTTAGCAAGAGTTGCTGCTTCAGGACGGAAGTGAGCACCTGCGATGTAGACTCGAACAGTATGAACTTTATCTTTTGCTTCTGCGTTTGCAATAGTTATTCCGTCCGTTTCGATTGTAGTGGTCACTGCTTCCAACGGGAAGAACTGAATTGCTTTAAGAGCTGACTTAGCGTTTGCTGATGGATTAGCAGGCAGGGCTGCTTTCTTAATGAAACCGTGAACGATAAGTGTGCCGTTCTGGTCGCCGTCTGTAACATCCACATCATAGAACACGACGCCGATAGCGTTTGCGTCGTTAGATGGATAGATGGTACCCGCCTTGATAATTTTTCTACCATCAATGGTAGCTGCTGCAGCATCATTTCTTGCAAATGTCTTTGCGACACCTACATAATGGTCAGGAAAAACAAGAATCTGTTTGCCAGTCGTGTAATCCTGATGTTTATACTCTACTGCCATTTGAATTACCTCCTTAAATTATTTGAAATAGGTTTCTGCAGCTTTTTCAGCTGCTGTGGTACCGCTGAGTTTAGAACCTGCCAGCATTTCGCCAAACAGTTCTGCTTCTGATTTGGTTCCACCGCCCTTACCATCATCGCCACCTTCAGGAGGAGTTTTTCCAAAAAGCCATCCCTGAGGGATTCCTTCTGGTTCTTTCTTCTCTGTCTTGAAGTAATGAGGTTTGGACTTCTTTATTTCGTCTAACTGTTCTGTTAGACCCGAGACGATTTTGCCGTCCTTGAAAACAATCTTGGACTGGTCCAGCTTCGGAAGTACATCATCAGGGTCGATAACAGAACTTGCTATATCGAACCTAATGGCAGCATCTTTCTGAGCCTGTAACAGGTCGGCTTCGAACTTTGTCTTTGCCTCCTTGTTTTGATTCTCCAGTTCTGCCACCTTCGTCTGGAGCTGTTCCGCAGTACCTTTGAAAGCTCCGAGTTCAGTAATTTGCTTGTCTCGGTCGGCTACCTGGGCGGTCAGGTTTTTGGACTTATCACGCTCTGCATCAAAAGTTGCTTTCGGAACATAGTTACCGTCGATGGCTTTCGTGTGCATACCCATGATTTTAGTTGCCTGCTCCTCCGTGAAGCCTGCTGCGATTAAGGATTCCTTGTTCATAGTGTGTTCTCCTTTCATTCTCGCTTCTTTTTCGGTGGTCAGCTCCACCTGAATGAATATCTGAAACCTTTCGGTTCAAATACATTATAATATCTTTAGAGTAATTTGTAAAGAGGATTCTCTAAATATTTACTCGTCTCTTGAATATTTTTCTCGAAACTTCAGCAATTTAGACCTCTGTTCCTCAGGAGCATACTTTTTAATCCACTCTTCTTGGGTCATGCGTCTTGGAACCTTGATATTACTGCCTGTCTCGTCTTTGGCAATTCTATCTAAAGTATCGTCGTCCTCGAAATAGGGAATAGTGGTAGAACGACAGTTGACATGCATCGGAGGATAGTTGACATTGACTTTGGCCTGTGACACATTTCCGATGAATCCGTCCATACCACGACAGATTTCAGATGTTCTCATATCCAGAGTAGCGAGGAACTGATACTTCTCTATTCCACACGCTTTATAGACATCAAGATTGGCCTGATTGCAAAGATGATTGATTTCTGTCCTTGCAAGAGACCTTCCTCGATTTTTAGATACATTGAGTTCTTTCGCTAACATATCTCCGAGGGTTTTAGAATTCAGACCCATCGAAAATGACCGAGGAAGAATAGTCTGCATAGACTCAATTAGCTTTGTTTTATCGTTCCACACAGAGTCACTATAATTTCTTCCGTCCCATCTTTCTTTGATAGCTCTTTCAATTCCTGTTTTGTCGATGGTTGCAAAATTGACAGACACTTCAAGACCTTGTGCTACATTATAGTAGGTGGTATAATACCCTGCCATATAATTCGTGTCCATAAGGTCTGTCATCCACTGATATTGTCCAGACTTTAATTTTTCAATCTCATATCTAATAGACGCCTCAAGAGATTCCAGTCGAGTAATATAAACCTTCTTACCCATTTCCTGAAGATACTTCTTGTATTCTTCAGGGTATCCGTTTTCGGATGCAATATAATACCACTCTTTTAATAGCGTTTGAAAACTCTGTTTTTCAGCAAGCGTAAGTCTTCTACGAGCTTCCGCATAAGGAATTTTGTTATCCTTCGAATACTTTTGGAAAAAAGCATCAATCTCTTTTCTGATTTCGATT